GGGCTTACTACGGATATTCTTAACGCTACGCATCAGATAACGGTAACGGGAACAAACGCTTATACCTTTATATCCACAACCGCTGCTACTAGCGCCGGTGCAGGTGGGGGTTCTGTTGTTGTTGCTGCTTATGAAATAGCTGTCGGCCCCGAGTTTCAAGTTCCGCTAGTAGGTTGGGGTGCGAGTTCTTGGGGTAGCCCCCCTGTTGATCCGGGATCGCCGCCCTTGACGATAGGCACATGGGGATACGGCAGGGAAAGCCCAGACCAGCTTCGCGTATGGAGCCAGAGCAACTATGGGGAAGACCTGATCTTTGGCCCCCGTGGTGGTGCTGTGTATTACTGGGAAGGCGATGTAGATACCCGTGGTGTAAACATCAATACCCTTGGTGGTACGGTAACTTTCACGAATGCCACGCCAACGGTGGTAACGCTAACCAATATCCTAGCCGAGAACACACGGGTTCAGTTTGCTGCTACCTCATCATTGCCAACCGGGGTAAGCGCAAGCACAACCTACTACCTGCAAAATGTGGTTTCTGGTGTATCTGCCAACATATCTTTGTCTGCTGGTGGAGCGTTAATCAGCACATCTTCTACTGGATCAGGCGTTTACATCTCCTTGCTGGTGGACGCTCCCCTCTTTCAGAACTACATCCTGATATCCGATGTCAGCAGGTTTGTACTTCTGTTTGGTTGCAACGACATAGCCACCTCAACCCCGCTTGACCCGATGCTGATCCGGTGGTCAAACCAAGAGTCCGTGGTGGACTGGTATCCATCTATTGCTAATCAAGCGGGTTCTGTTCGCCTGTCGCATGGATCAGCCATCCTGACTGCGGTGCAGGTTCGCCAAGAAATACTTGTCTGGACTGATTCTTCGTTGTATTCGCTTCAATACATTGGCCCACCGCTGGTCTGGGGGACTACGCTTGTGGGGGATAACCTCTCCATCATCAGCCCCAACGCAGCTATTATTGCCTCTGGTACAGCATACTGGATGGGTGTGGACAAGTTCTACAAGTACGATGGGCGTGTAGCTACCATGCGCTGCGATCTGCTTCGTTTTGTGTTTAACGATATCAATTTAAGCCAAGGTTACCAAGTCTTTGCTGGTACTAACGAAGGCTTTAATGAAGTATGGTGGTTCTATTGCTCTTCTACTGCTACGGCCATCGACAAGTATGTGATCTACAACTACTCAGAGGATGTCTGGTACTACGGCAACATGGCCCGGAGTGCATGGCTGGACAGCGGACTGAGCAACTACCCGATAGCAGCTACCTATTCAAACAACATCGTCAATCATGAAGTTGGGGTAGATGACGGGGTAACAGCCACCCTTGCGCCGATTACAGCGTCGATAACATCCTCCCAGTTTGACATCGGGGACGGGCATAACATGGCGTTTGTCTGGCGTATGCTGCCTGATCTGACCTTCCGGGGTTCTACAGACGGCACGACTCCCAGTCTGACGATGCAGCTTCTTCCGTTGCAGAACTCTGGCTCCGGGTACAACAACCCCAAGTCCGTAGGTGGTACGGACACAACGGCTACCCAGAGCGTAACGGCAACGCAGACCTACCCAATCGACTTGGATACCTTCACGGGTCAGGTCAATATCAGGATTCGTGGACGGCAAATGTCGATGCGGATTGAGTCTACTGCGCTTGGTACGCAATGGCAGCTTGGTTCCCCCCGGATTGACATCCGTCCTGATGGCAGAAGATAGAGCTATGTACGGATTATTGTGTATAATGAAGACTCTTTTTATAAGGAGTCTAGTGATGGCTAAATTTGTGGATCGTACAGGGCAGCGGTTTGGAAAACTTGTAGTTGTAGTACGTGCTGGCGTTAACAAATTTAAACAGGTGTTGTGGCAATGCGTCTGTGATTGCGGAAAAACGACGAAAGTTCCATCTGGCGCACTTGTTACAGGCAATACAACCTCTTGCGGGTGTGTAATTCCTAACTTTAAACATGGCGGGTGGGACAAGTCTTCCTACAATACATGGCGAGCTATGATGCGTCGTTGCTACAACGAAAAGGACAAAGACTTTAAAAAATACGGTGCAGTCGGCGTTACTGTGCAACTTTCATGGCATGACTACGTTGGCTTTGCTGCTGATATGGGGGAGCCAAAGGGTACAGAAACGCTTGACCGCATTGATGCCTATGGTAATTACACCCTAAGTAACTGCCGTTGGGCCACACTTCCTACGCAAGCCCGGAATACCCGTATTAGGGCAACCACTAAGTCTGGTGTCACGGGGGTGTCTAACGTGTATAAAGATAAGTGGATGGCAAAGATTACCGCTGCTAAAAGGGCTTACTATTCGGCAGTCTGCAACACGGTAGAGGAAGCTGCAATTGCCCGTAAAGAGCTTGAGCGGCTACACTGGGGGGTTGCCTAACTATGGGGATGCTTGCGTTACGCGCACCTCCTAACCTGCCCAAGCCAACGCAGGAGTACGACCCTGCCTACATGAATCAGTTGCTGAACATCCTGACGCTGTTCTTCAATAACCTGAACTCAGTACAGCAGCTTTCATTGGCGGGTTTAAACTTAAACCTAGACACCTTGCCTACAGACGCAGATTACGATACCCTGCGTGATGGTGATGTTTACAGGGATAGGTTTGATCCCGTAAATGGGCTTAAAATCAAGGCTCCGATATCTTTTGGTTACCACATGACAGGTGTATCCGGATCAGGCGCAGTCGGTACAGTAGTGCCAAATATCAGCAAAGCCCTATCAGGGGTATCCGCAGCAGGCGCAGTGGGTACGGTAACACCATAAACAGAGGTCAGATATGAGCCTACAACTCGCAGCACAACACTTAGCGTCACATGGCCGTGGGCCTGATAAAACGCTGGTTCACATGTCCCCCAATGAGTTGCGTGGGCTTCAGGCACTAGCAGTAAACCACGGTGGTACGCTAACAATTAACCCTGAGACAGGACTGCCTGAAGCTGGGTTCTTGGACAAGCTACTGCCCTCCATCATCGGGTTCGGTCTTACTGCGCTAACGGGTATGCCTGCTTGGATGGCGGGTCTCGGTGTCGGCGCAGTTGAAACTGCACGTACAGGTAGCTTTGGTAAGGGAGTAATGGCGGGTCTCGGTGCATACGGTGGCGCTGGACTTGGCGCAGGGATTACAGGCGCTGGAGAAGCTGCATTGAGTCAGGCGGCGCTTCCCGAGGCACTAGGTAACCCAGCATATGCCGCACCGGGAGTCGCAAGTAACGCTATATCCAACGCTACTCCATTTGAGAAACTGCAGTCTGGGTTTGGCGCTATTACCAGCAAAGGTGGTATGGATACGCTGGCTAACAGTATGCCGTCTAATACCTTCTCCCCTAAAACGATGGCTATGTTAGCTGCTGCACCTATGTTTGCAGGGAGTACGGTTAAGAATAACATGCCCCAGACCGTTACGAAGCCGGGGATGATTCGCCGTTACACCTACGACCCGTACGGTGGCACATATGATAGTGCAGGTTCTTACCCCGCCGCTAATGGTGGTCTGATGGGCATGGCCGACGGAGGATACAACCCCGGCCAACTAAGCTTTGGTATGAAAGAAGGCGGCGTTGCTCATTACGCAGGGGAGACAGGCTCACTAGTTAAGCCTACTTTCTCTGACCAACAGGTAGCCGCCTATATTAGAGACCAGAATCTTAGTAGCCCCGCAGAGATAAGTGCTGCGGGAACGGCCTTTGGTGTTAGTCCAGAGCAGTTGACTCGCGCACAGGGGTTGTTTAGCACACCCACAGGTTTAGCGGGGGTAAACACAGCTTCGCAAGACTACATGACTAAGGTACAGGCAAATCCCGCATTGGAAGCACAGAATGCTGCATGGTCTTCTCAGCAAGCTGGTCTTACTCCTATATCATCTAGCTTTTCGCCAATGGCTAGTTTCCTGCAAACTAATCCCACGCCTACAGCAGCGCAGCTTACTACCGCAGAAAACCAATTTGGTATAGGTCAGCCAATGAATGCGGTAGATGTAGGTGCGGCAGCAAAAGAGTTTGGGCGTCCATTAACCGCCGTGCAGCAAAGCGTTATTGGCGCACCGGATTTTAAGTCTATTAGTGGACAAACAGGGCTAACTGGGCTTGATACTAACCTCACTAACTACGCTAAGAATATCTCTGCTGCAACGGCTACTGATCTGAACCTTGCGACCCCAACCGCTGTAGAGGCTCGTATCCGTGCCGATATGAAGGCAAACGGTGTAAGTGATGCGGATTTTGCAAGGGCTACGGGTAAGACTATAGCTGAGCTTGCGCTACAACCGTTCTCGGGGGCTGCACAAACGGTCTTCAAAGACCCCAATTGGTCTTCGACTAGCGGAGCAACTGGGCTTGGGGGGCTGTACTCAAACATTACTGACTACGCTACCAACGTAAACCCCACTGTTGCTAACAGCCTCGGCCTCAAAACCCAATCTAACCTAGAAGACCGTATCCGTGCAGATATGAGTAAGTTTGGCGTAAGCGACCAAGATGTATTTAAGGCCACAGGTAAGACGGTATCCCAACTTGCTGCACAGGGCGTACCGCTCAATATACCACAAACCTTTACTACTAACACTGGAGTAACAGGAACTGGTGCAGTAATTGGCACGGACGCCGCTGGTAAAGATATTAACGCCTTGACCAGCAAAGATATAAACACCGCCTACTGGGGCACTGGAGCTACTGCATCGGGCGCTCCGATTACTGGTGTGCACGAATGGGATCCAATGGGCCGTGTCCAACGTCCTATACCTAAAGACCTAGCCCAACATGCTGCGTGGTACGACAGTACAAGCGGTGGCACTAAGCAGGCTTTGGATTACCTGAAGGGTGGGGCATACTCGGCAACTCCATATACGCCAACAGGTGAAATAGCTAAGCCGTACTGGGAGAGCGTAGGGAAAGCACCAGTAAATCTGTCTACTAAGAAGTATCTGTTTCAAAACGGTAAATACGCAGCTAACCCGGACTATGTGCCTATAACATATAGTAAAACAGGCGAGCGGCAAGAGGGTATGTCTACTAATGTGCTGAAGTCCCAACTAGCTAAACCTGCAAACTCCGGGCTGGCAGGTCAGGCTCTGTACGACTGGGCTAAGGCAAACAATGTCACTCCCGCTCAGCTTGCTGCGGCAACGGGTAGAACCGAAGCTGATATACGGGACGAATGGAGTGGCTTAGGTACTACCGCAGCAAATGGTGGTGTCATGCGACTAGCTGCAGGTGGTATGGCCTTCGCAGGTGGTGGGGCAATCTTCATTGGTAGGGATGGTAAGGAGCGCAAAACTATGGACGATGGAACTACATGGAAACGCAACACCCCCTACTCTATGTGGGAGATTGACCCTAACTACGTAGCAGGCGGTGCATATACTGCGGGACAAGAGGCATCAGGCGGTAGAGGAGAAGCCCCCGCTCCGGATAATACGGGGTCAAATAGTATTACTGGTGGTATTCTAGGCGGCATCATTGGACAAGACCCGTCTAATGTTACAGACGTTACAGATTTGAGTACGGACTATAGCGGCGCAGAAACACCAGACCCTGCAGGGATGGGCACAATGGGTGGTGGTGATCCCGAAGGCGGTGGCCCCGGTGATGCCCGAGGCGGCTTTATAAACCGTGGCTTATTCGACCAACGCTACGCTGCGGGTGGTATTAATCGTTACAACCTTGGCGGGTACTCTGATGGTGGTCGCTTGTTGCGCGGCCCCGGTGACGGGGTATCGGACTCTATCCCAGCTACCATAGGAAATCGCCAACCTGCGCGACTCGCCAACAACGAGTTTGTTATACCTGCTAGAATTGTATCTGAATTAGGTAATGGCTCTACAGAGGCTGGAGCCAAACGTCTTTACCAAATGATGGATCGTGTGCAACACGCCAGACGCAAGAGCATAGGCAAGGGTAATATCGCTGTGGATTCAAAAGCATACAACTATCTACCAGCATGAAAAAAAGTATGGCGCGGGTTTTAGCCGTACAAAACGGCCAACAAACCTATACCCCGGAGAAGCCCTGTGCTAAGGGGCATCTTCTACGTGCCATATCGGGAACCTGTGTAGAGTGCCGTCGTCAACGCGAGAACGAAAGAGTTTCCGCAAACCGGATTGTGTACAACGCCAGAAAACTAAAAGAACGCCAACACCGATTACCCGATATTGCGATAAAAGCTAAAATTGCGCGTCTTGCGGAAACACCAGAGCAGAGTGACGCAAGATTGGAAAAAGCAAAAATAAAACAGCGTGAGTGGCGGTTAAAAAACCCTAAACACGCGGGAGCATATGCGGCAAAAAAAGCGTATAAAAGAGCCAACCCCGGCAAGGTACGTGCGGATACAGCCAAGCGCCGTGCGGCAAAAATGAATCGTACCCCATCGTGGTTATCTATAGACGATCACTGGCTGCTAGAGCAAGCGTATGATTTAGCGGCGTTGCGAACAAGGTTGTTTGGGTTTGTGTGGCATGTTGACCACGTGTTGCCATTACAAGGAAAGCATGTGTCTGGACTGCATGTACCTACAAATTTACAAGTAATCCCCGGCGCTGATAATGTCAGCAAAGCAAATAAATATCTTCCCGCTTAAGGAGCTTAATCATGGCTGACGCAACCCAAACTACCCTCTATCAAACTGGCTTTGCGCCAGAAATTGCACCCTATGCACAGGAGATGCTGGGGTCGGCAGCGTCATTAGCTGATGTTGCGTACAACCCCTACATGCAGTATCAGGGGGAGCGGCAGGCTCAGTTCACCCCCATGATGAACCAGTCTTACGAGAATGCTGGCATGATGGCTCCGCAGTCTCAACTGGGGCAAGCCACTTCGATGGCTGGGTTAGCGGGGCTTGGCGCACTAAATACAAACTACACATCCACGGGCTTTAGTCCCGGTAGTTTTACCGACGTTGGTGTAGCCCAGAAGTACATGAACCCGTACCAGCAGGGTGTTACGGACATAGCCCAGCGCAAAGCTAGGGAGCAAGCAGGTATAGCCGACGCACAACGTGGGGCACAGGCAACCCAAGGCGGGGCATTCGGTGGTTCTCGGCAAGCTATAGGTAACGCTGCTGCGGCATCGGGTCTTGCTACGCAACTGGGTGATATCCAGTCGCAGGGACTCAATACTGCCTACGGGCAAGGGATGCAGCAGTTCAACCAAGAACAAGCTCAACGCCAAGGCGCGGCTCAGCTAGGCGAGCAGTCCCGTCAGTTCGGTGCAGGTCTAGGGCTGCAGGGGCTTCAGACTGCTATGACAGGTGCAAATACGCTAGGTGCTCTAGGCCAGCAGCAGTTCGGTCAAGAGATGGACATTAACAAGCTCCAGAACACCTACGGTCTACAGCAGCAGGCACAAGCTCAGACTGATATTTCGAACAAGTACCAAGATTATTTGAATGCCCAGAACTATCCATACAAGCAATTGGGCTTTATGTCTGATATGCTGCGTGGGTTGCCTTTGTCGCAAACAGGCTCCCAAATGTATCAAGCACCTCCTAGCACAGCGCAGAACATTGCCTCGCTAGGACTGGGTGTAGCTGGGCTTAGCAAGATGGCTGGTGGTGGTCTGGTACGGGAGTCTCGCGGTGGTGGACTCGGCGCACTTGCACTAAATAATCTGGTGTGAAGGATACAAAATGATTGACATGGCATCAGTTTTTGCCGAGCGGTTCAAGGGAAACCCACAGCCGTTACAAGCCGCTGTTATGGGTCAGGGCAATGTGCCTAACTTGGACTCCTATACGGCGCTACGTGCACTGCAGCTAATTAAAGAGTCCAATGCGGCTATGATGGCGCAGCAAGCCCGTGGCCCCGTCGGTGAGCAACCGTCGCTAGCCTCTACAGCAGTATCCCCACAAGGCTTGACGACGCCCCCTCAGATGGGCGCTCCGGTTATGGGGCAGGCTCAGCCCCCACAAGGGCCACCGATGGCTCAGGCTCCACAAGGGCCACCGATGCCACAAAGACCACCGATGCCCCCACCTGTTATGCAGCGTTCGGGTGGACTAGCTGGACTACCTGTGTCTAACCACGGATACGCACCGGGGGGCATAGTTGCTTTTGCAGGAGGTGGAAGTGGAAGTGGTTACAGTGAGGTAACGGGGGTATCTGACCCAGAGAGTGTAGATTTAAGTGCAGATATGTATGCAAACCAAAGCGATGATAATACAGCGGAAGAAGGTGAAGGTGATTCGTCGCTACAAAATACGGCATTTCAAAATTACTTAACTAGTCGCAAATCCCTTGAAGCTATTACACATGGAGACTTACCCCCTGTGGAGGAGGATGCTCAATACCAAAGGTATATGCGGCGTATGAAAGACGCTGCTGGCCCAGATATTTACGGCCCAATGAAGGCGCAGTTAGAAAGCCAAGAAAAAGACCGAGCAGGTACGCTAAACCAAGGTCAAGGTATGGCGCTGCTTCAGGCTGCTGGTGCTATGTTGAAAGGTTCTAACTTTGCCCGTGGTGCTGGTGAGGCTGCGTCCACTTACGCTCAAGCCTACGGTCAAGCGTTGCAAGCTGACAAAGCAGAGAAACGCGCAATTGCCTCTATGCAGTTTAACTTAGCTGATGCTCAACGCAAAGAACGCATGGGTGATGTGCGCGGGGCAATGTCTGCTATGGAGTCGGCGCGTAAAGACCGTGCTGAGAGTAACAAGTTTAACTTTGAGAAAGCTAAAGCACTTACAAATCTTGACGTTAATATGGCCCGTAACACACGCCCTCTTGCGGGTAGGGCTGGTGCTCAACCGAATGCGGTCAACATCCTAAATAATGCATTAGAAGCTTTAGCTGATGACCCAACTAACCCCAGAAAACAACTAGCAGTTAAAAATGCACGTGAATCTGTATCTGCGTCAAAATCGTCGTTTAGTATGTCTGACATACCAGCCGGAGGTAAAAAAGCAGATCTAGCGCAGCAGGGGATAGACGAAAAAGTTTTGGCAAGGCAAAGCAAGGAAAATCTAGCGGCTACAACTGCTTTGGGTAAACTTAAGAGGATATTTAAAAGCGACTGGAGAAAACTAGTTGAAGCAGCAGGTGGAGATGAAGCAAAGGCAGAAGCAACGTATAAAAAAAGTTGGCTTACACAAAATCCCGGCTCAGGCGCAGAAGATTACGATACTAATACTGCACAACCCAATCTGCCTGCAAGAGCAGGTAGCGTACCCCCTCCACCTGCCGGATTTAAACTACCCGTATCTAAATAATGGCGCTTCAAATAGCTACCAACCCTGACACTGGGGCAAGTGTTGCTTTAGTCGGCAATGAGTGGCAACCTATTGAGCAGACAGCGGTTAACCCTGCCGGGGCTAAAGCTTACTTAGTAGGTAACCAGTGGTTGCTAGGTGAAACTGTTGCCCCACCCCCCGCCGCAGCGCCGACTGCGTTAGCCGTAGCCCCAGCAAAGTTGACTCCACAGCAAATGGAGCAAGCGACTAAACCCACCCCCTACAAAAATCGTAGGGAGATGATGGACGATGTTGTAAACCTGTTGGAGGAAGGCGCAGACCCTAAAGAGATTCGTGGGCAGATTGAAGCGTCGGGGGCTAAGTGGGAGGATGTAGTAAAGTTTGGTCAGGCCCGAGGCAGTGAATTTTTTAAGGCCCAACCCATACCCCAAGGTCGAGGTACTGAACCTTATATACCGGGGGAAGTAAGTGCTATCCCTGAAACGGAGTTCCTTGGCCCTAGTACTTTACGCGATGCTGCAAGTGCAAATAAACTTTTAGGCCCAGTTGGGGCGTTAGGTGCTCTAGCTGCTTCCCCAGAACCAAGAAAATGGGTTGGCGAAGCAGTCGGTAATTTGTTTAAGCGGGTTGATGCCAATGTGGGGGACATGGCTACTAGCTATTTGAGTCAATCCGGGGCGTTTGATGTTGACGCAACTGGGCGTATGCTAGCTAAGAATGCTAAGCAACGAGCCGCCGCTGCACCATCCTCTAGTATCCGTGCGGGTATGGAAGCGATTGGAAGAACGAAGACTTACGGTGGTGCTATATCTGCTATGGCAAATCACCCCCGTGCTACATTTACAATGCTTGCTGAGTCTCTAGCTACTACGTTGCCAGCTATGGCTCCAGCTATGGTGCTTGGCCCTGCTGGAGCAGTGGTTCGTGGGGCCGTTGCAGGTACTACTTCGTTTGGTATGGAGTATGGGTCTACTATGGCCGATGTACTCTCTGACTATGAAGTAGACATGCTGAATGCTAACGAAGTAGCTGAAGCACTTAAAAATCCAGAGATTATTGCCAAGATTAAATCGCAAGGGCTTAAACGTGGTATTCCAATTGGCGTACTTGATGGCCTTACTATGGGCTTTGCAGGTAGATTCTTAGCACCAGCTAAGGCACTTATTGCCGAAGGTAAACTTGCTGGCAGCGCAGCTAAAAAAGCAACCCTAGCGGCATGGGGCAAAGAACTTAGTATGCAGGTAGCTGGCGGTGCTGGCGGTGAGTTTATAGGACAAAAGCTAGCGGGACAAAATAAACCAGCCGACGTATTGTTTGAAGGCCTTGCAGAAATGGCTACCGCGCCATTAGAAGCCAGAGCTAATCTGCGTGAAGCAGCAGTCGCGCAGTCGCAAGCCCAACAAAAGACGGCTGCAAGAGATGCCGCAGTATCCAGACTTGCTGAGTTAACTGAAGTAGGTAAGGGTACGCCAGAGAAAACTGTTGCTAACCCAGATGGTACAACCACTACAGTACCCGCTACAGAGGGTCGAGTATTTACCCCTGAAGAGTCAGAAGAATACAAGGTACTTACCGCAGAGTTAGCGCCCCCAGCCCCTAAAGCGGATACCGATATCTACGGTAGAACTGAACCACCTGATCTGGAGCCAAGTACACCAGCAACTGAAGCAGCTAGGGATCGTGCTGCCCGTATAAGCGCCGAGGCCGATAGGCTTGAAACTGCTGGGTATCCCGCTAGTACTGCGTTAAACGTAGCCACTCGCCGTATTGACGAGCAAGTAAAAGCAGAGTCGGCAAAGCTGGCCGTTGTCATACCCGAAGGCAGGGTTGAAGAGATTGCACAGGACTTGATAGCCGCAGGTACTCCACCAAATGAAGCCAGAATAGAAGCTAGGCAGTTGGCGCAGGAAGAAGCTGAGTCCGATGCGGAAGCCCAAAGGGTATCGCCGACTACTAAGGAAGTTGAGCCTACATTAGAAGGAGCACCAAGTGCTACAAGACCTATCGCAGAGCCTGATAGAACAGGCGCTGATTTATCTGGACAGCCCAGTACAGATGTACCCGCTGCCGAAGGAGTTGCAGGAACTGAACCCAGTGGAGTGGTATCTGCTAGACCAGATGCTGCAGTCTCTGCTACGGGAGAAGGACTTGCACCCCGTACAGTAGCCGAAATCCTTGCGGGAACTGAAACCCCTGCGGGAACTGAAACCCCTGCGGGAACTGAGACCCCTGCGGGAACTGAGACCCCTGCGGGAACTGAGACCCCTGCGGGAACTGAGACCCCTGCGGGAACTGAGATTCCTGCGGTAACTGAAACCCCTGCGGTAACTGAAACCCCTGCGGTAACTGAGACCCCCACCGAAACCCCAACCGTCACAGAAACTAAGCCTGAAACTAGGGGTCGCAAGGCTGTAGTCAAAACTGAGGAGCAGGTAACAGCGGACAAGGCAGGCAAAGCACACGTTGCTAGGACGAACAGGGCGTTTGAAGCTGCATCGTCTAGGCTTACCAGCACCGGACAAGGTGAGCGGAACCAAGCTATCAAAACTTTACTTCGCCTTCAGCGGGAAGTACATAGGGGGTCGGCGCTGGGCAAGAGGATTACTGCAGCCCTAGAGACCACCAACGAAGCAGACCGAGCTAGGGCGCAGCTTGAGTTTGATGCACAGAACAAGAAGCCCCTTGCTTCAGCGGCGGCTACGGTAGTAAATGTAGGCCCAGTAGACGCTAAGTTTAGCGGCGCTACTAACGGCGCTCAAGCGGTGTCGATAGTTGCTAAGACAGGCAACGCCTTCCTTAGGTTTGTAGCCAATCGGCTTCGTCCTTACTTAGCAGGGGTCAAGTTCACCGTCATAGAAGAAGGCGATGAGCTTCCAGCTATCTTACAGAAACCCCATAACAAGGTTGTCTGGGAGAATGCTCGCGGCTTATTTGTTTCTGATCCAAGGACGGGTGAGCGCATGGTGTTTGTGCGGGGCGCTAGCTTTGGTGCTGCTCAGGGCGTAAATAACATTACCGTTATCCATGAGTTAATCCATGCAGCTACGAACAAACGCATAAGCCTTGGTAACTTTGCCATTAGTATAGGGCAGCAGGACTCTAAACTGCAGGGGTTCATGCGGGAACTCAACGCGCTGAAGAATCGTGCGGAAGCTGCGTTTGAACGGCAGCTTGGTAGGGGTAAAGTATCCCCTGAGCTAGAAGCACTCATAATGGGTACAGGGGATTTGAATGCTGAAGGGGATATAGAGTTCTCTATATTCTCCTCGCCTGATGAGTTCGTGGCGTACGGCATGTCAGACCCAGTATTCCAGAAGTTTCTGAATACTATAGAAGGTAAACGTAAGGACGAGTCGGGGTTCTCCGCATTCACCAACAATATTCGTGACCTGCTCGGCATGGGTAAGACCGAGGCTACGGCGTTCTCAGACCTAATCGACATCACAGATAAGGTACTGGATACTGCACTAACTCCAGCCATGCGGGAAACCGCGCAGTCCCGTAAAGACGCCCTAGCCCCCAAAGAAAAACCCCTAGCCCAATCTCTACCCCCAGATTTCGATGAGGCACAGGCTCGGGCCGAGGATGAAGGGACTAAGACGGCACTGCGTACTGCACGGGAAATGAAACGCGATAGGCTCAAGGCAGAGCGAGTAGTAGCGGAGTCGCAAGGCGCAGAGTTAATTAAGAACGCAGGTTACCTACAGAGATTACGTGATCCTACGCAAGCGGTAGTTCTAGCTAGGGCTGCGTGGAAAAAAATGACGAGCGTTCAGCGGGGAACAATGGCTAGGTTGCCTACGTTTAGCTTTTTAGGCGACTGGGTTGCAACGGAAATCCCGCAGATTAAACAAGCTAGCGTACTGGTTAACGAAATGCTTGGTATGTCCAGAGTGCTTATGGAAGACTCGGAGCAAAAAATACGGGCAGTACGCAACGCATACAAGGCAGATAAGACGCTTGCACTTAAACTTGAAACTCTTGTACCCCAGACTACACTTGCCGAGTATGATCCCTCTGACCCAACAAATAAAGTTAGGGATGTTGAATTTGATAATAAGTACAAAGCTCTTGGCGCTAAAGGGCAGGCAATATATAAACTAATCCGTGACCACTACGTAGATCGTGGAGACTTATTTACTGCGCTACTAGACGAACAGATTAAGAATATTACTGGTTTGACAGCAGAAGTAAAAGCTAATCTGGCTTCTGTTATACGCAAAACTTTTGAGCAGACTAAGCTCATCAAACCATTTTTCCCCTTAGTGCGAGATGAAGGGCAGTTTTGGCTGGCTGTTGGAACCGGAGCTAAAAAGCAATTCTATATTGCTGAAGACGCAAACCAACGGGATGCTATAGCGGCAGACATTGCGAAAACTATGAAGCGTTCAGTAGCTGAGCTACAAAGCGATGGTACGTTTGAAGTGGGCAATAATCTTAACGCCATGCGTAAGTCTGCTACAAACTCTAGTCAGTTGCTTACCTCCATATTTGACGCAATTGATAACATCAAGCCGTATTCTGGAGAAGAGTCTGGTGGGCATCAGGATTTCCAAGACAAACTAAAAGATTCTGTCTACCAAATATTTTTGGAGACAATGCCAGATCAGAGTTTTCGCTTAATGTTCCGTCATCGGAAGGGCCGTGCTGGTTTTAGAACTAATTTAATACAGAACATAGCCGCTGCAGATTCTAAAATGGCAATCCAACTGGCTCGGCTTAAGTATGCTCAGCCCTTACGCAATACCGTAGCGTCTGCTCGTAGCCGTATTAGCGGTAACGAAGACTTGGAACCTTTTGTAGCGGAACTAGAGCGCCGTGTTAAGGGGGTATTATCCCCTGCACCGGATACATTCTGGGATGCAGTCGCTGGGGGAGCTAATAAGGCATCATTTTTATGGCTGCTAACGGGGGCATCAACCGCGCTTGTGCAACCAATATCTCTGTATATATCAGCATGGCCTATTCTTGCGGCAAATCATGGCCTATCACCCATCAAGGCTGCAAAAGAACTTGGGAAGATGGTTGTCTTCCTTAATCAGTATGGAGTTGTTAAGGAAAACGTAGACGGATCAGTACGGTATGTAGCACCTAGTTTAGCAAACAACAAGACGTTACCCGCCGATGAGCTTAGGGCGTTAAAGCAGATGACGCTAAACGGGGTAAATCAATCTACTTATGCCTCGCAGGTATACGGATACAAAGCTACCCCAGTATCTGAAATGGATAGTGTTAAGGGTAGAGGTGCTGCCGCTGCCCAATTTCTAACCAGTGCACTCCTGCATAATACTGAGCGGTTGACCCGTGAGATTGTATATCTAGCATCGTACAGACTAGGGCGTGGGCGTGGGCTTACAGAAACGCAAGCTATTACACAAGCTGCGGCTGACGTAAATGAGGCCTTAGGTAATTACGAAAGCCATGAAAAACCACGATACATGCAGCGTGGGTTGGGGCGCTTGTCGTATGGTATGAAAATGTTCCCGCTTGTTGTTATACAGCAGGTCGCTGGAAACTTTTTGCGTATGCTGCTATCTTTGAATAAAGAGGGTAAGAAGGTAGCCTTGGCAAAGTTTGTAGGTATATACCTTACCGCAGGTTCCGTAGCAGGTTTAGCTGGCATACCAGCGTTCTCTCCTATTATTGCTTCTTTAGCATGGGCCATAAAACTCGCACAGCCTGACGATGACTTACCTGAAGAACTTAAGAATATTGATCCAGAGACATGGTTTACGGATGTATATCTACCAGCTAAATTTGGGGATATATCTGTAGGTGGAGTACCCCTAAGCGATTGGATAAAGGAAGGCCCACTCAATGCAATAACAGGTGCTGCTATATCCAGCCGTATAGGTCTTAACGACATATGGGCAAGAGATGGCAAGTCAACTAAAACCGTTAAAGAAGCAGTCGGCGCGTTTGCCTATGACTACTTTGGTGGCCCTGCTTTACATCTGGGGGCAAATGTACTTGATGGCATTGAAGCCTATATGCTGGGGGACTATGATAAAGCTAACCAAAAATTACTACCATCCCCGATAAAAAATATTTTGGCGGCAGAGCGTTTTGTTGTAAAAGGTATTACAAATAGCGAAGGCCAAGTGCTTGTTAAACCAGAAGATGTTAAGGCTTCTGAAGTATGGCTTCAACGGTTAGGATTCCCACCCGCCATTACATCAGGCGCACAAACTACTGGATTCAAACTATCTACTGCAGAACAAAAAATACTTACGGAGAAAAATAAAATATTAACGAAGCTAGACATTCAATTCCGTAAGGATACCCGCGAGGGGGAAGATAAATTTGCTGATATTGTTAAAGAAGAGGTAGCAGAGTTCAATAAAAAGTACCCTACGTTCGGTATTGATACCGATGTGATTGATAAGTCCATAGAACAAAAAGCGGAACGCCGTGCTGCGGCTCGCGCAGGTGTGGCTACTTCGGAAAGCTTTATAGCCATAAGCGATGCGGCGCTAACTAATTTTGAGAAAAAGCTAGAGGCACGGGAGAAGGAGATGGCGGCTAAACGCAAGTATGAGATAGAAATTAAAGGACATGGCAAATAAAAAAACCCCCGGTGATTAGCCGGGGGTAAAAGCAATGTCAACCATCACCAAGGGAGCACTAGCAACTGAACTAGTGCATCCACTATAGCCTAGGTTCTCCAGACGCGCAAGCCCTTCACGCCTTCTTCGATCACAAGTTTGGTTAGTGTACCGATCTTCAGGCGCTTTGTTACAATTGCCAGCGTATTCCTAGCTGCTCGGTGATCTATGCAGGGCACAAAAAACGAGTAGCCTCGCCTGAACTTAGCCCAGTTAATCTGATACGAGACTGTCTCTATTTTCATCGGTCAGGGCAAACGAGTCCATCTGCAGGAACTCAGAAACCGAAGCGTCGAACTTGAGCACCCGTACTGCCGGGGATACAACCTTCATCCCCTTGGACATGCGCTTGTTCATGCCCTCCACAAAGACCTTCATTGCGGTCAAGTCCTTCAGCGTGGTCTTGTAGTTTATCTGCTGACGTACGCAGAACTCTTTAAATTGCTTCGCTGCAACGTATAGTTCTTTCGTATCTGGCTCGTACCGTATAAGCAACTCACCCTTTGGCTCCAGCATCGGCATGTGCTGCAGATTGCTACGGGCGTCCACTACACCGTTTACCACTAGGGCGTTCGTAATGTGCGCGTTGATAAACTCACCCAATGCCGTGATGGGCGTGGACTGTGGCGGGGTAACATCGTTACGCATCTCGTTGAGCATGATCTTTAACCAATCGTAGACTGCCTTCATATCGTAGTCATGCAGCTTTAGGCTCTTAGCTATCAGACCACCTGCTATGTTACAGGCAGCTACCGCCGACCAGAATCGCTCACGCATAGTGAACTGCACCTCCTTGTCGAGTCGAGCCTGAACTTGGCGCATCAGAGCGATGGCGTCTTCTTGGTTGTTGACCAACCACTGTATGTAGGGTTCACCAGCATGGCCGAAGTTCTCCCGTAGCTGATGGTCGAACAACTGCTTGCCACGCTCCACACTAATTATGCCGTTAGGCTCAATCTTATACTCAAGTAGGCGCATGGACTCACCATCCGGGGAGTTTTTGGTGATGCCGAGCTTTTCGTAGAAACTTGCGTTGGCTGAGCACAGGGTGATGCCCTGCCACTTGGTATGGTTGGCGCGAAGCTCGTTGGTAGACCCCTTCATCTTGTCCTTGCCCCGCCCCTGCGATATGCTGTAGGCCAAGTCAGAGAACTCCGTCCCGCTAAGGTTGGTAATCTCGTCGATGGTGTTGGGCAAGTTGTTCATCACGCCGAGCCGATGCATCTTTGCGTTGAACGTATCCTTGAACATAGAGGTCAGTTCCTTGGGCGCTCCGTAGACGCTGTTGCACATAAACAGGGCCGTTGATTTACCGGAGCCTGACTCAGCGTGTATGACGTTGATGATCGCGCCCTCTAGCCCCGTAAACTTCAGCAGCGGTGAACCAAACGCAGTTAGCGCAGCAAACGCATGAGGCTCCATGCCCGGAAGTGCGTACATATTGAACACCTCCTTCCACTTGTCTAAATCCCCCTGCACAACAAGGTGCTCGGCAATGTCCTTAGTTGTAGTAGACGGTGGGCTGTAGAACACCCCATCCTTTGTAATCTCCCGGTCACCCAGAATAAACTTGCTGTTGCTCTCTACCCACCCAAATTGAGTTCTCATAGTTTCTGCTTTCTTTAAATACTGTAAGTTCTTAACAAAAAACACAACGAAACTAGCTAGGTTGTCGTACTGCTTGGCATGTGCTACTACCCCTTGTTGTGCTAACGCTCTCTTTAACTCGTCCTTCATCGAAATGACCATCGTGGATATAGTGAACTCGCGCACTCCATCGTGCGGTAGATGCAGCCTGAACAGCGCCACTTCCCCCGACTCAACATCATGCATACGCTTGACTACATACAGGTCATGCTCGTATACCAACGTCGGCTCAGTTTCGTCTTCACCATCAATGGGCTGTACGTAGATGCCACCTTTCTTGCCCCGAAAAAACGGGAACGGGAACTCAGGTATGTGCTGTACCTTGCCTTCATTGCTCTTAACAACGTACTCATCACCTTCTATGTTTGCTTGCTCTATCTCGACACCGAGCATGATCGGCGACTTTATATTTCCTTTATGTGCACAGCCCTCGCAGCCTGTTGGGTTCAGCTTTGCAAATGTTGTGCAGTGATGCGGCCCACCCTTTAGCTGAAGTACATGTACCTTCTGGTCAACTTCCTTAGCGTCATAGCCCGGATACCCGTCAGACATCTTGTGCGATGCAGCATGGGAGTCTATGCAGAACGCAGTAATCGACAACGCTGACCGCCACAGTGGTTCCGATATGCTGTCTTGGTTGTTGAAGCACTCTAGTAACTGAGCGCAGCCTTCACCCTTCGCCGACTTAATCATGATGGTCTTGAACCGCTTGATCTTGTTACCCATCAGAGCTTCCATCATCGGACTGACGGTGCGGGGTATGAAATCAGGCTTATCTTCTTTCGGCTCGGCAGCGCCTAGTACACCTTTAAGCTCGTCATACGTTAGCTGGGGTGTATGTTCGTTAAGAACCGTAACCTCAACAGGGGTATCACGCTTGTAGTTAAATGTTCCGGGCTGGCGTAGGACACGTGATGCCTCAAAGACCATCGGATCAACTATCAACCCCTGCTCTACGCAGAGTTCTGCTAACCTTTCAGCTAATGGCTCCCACTCACGGCGGGATATTGTTTTGTCGAGCAACCAGTACGCATGTGCGCCGTAACCGGAACTGACTAGGATGGGCTTGGGTAAGCCGACTGCTATGCAAAACTTCTTTAGTTCCGCGATGCCTGTCTGCTGGTCTATGTAGCCTTGGATTACGCCCTTGTCGTTGGGCGTAGCCTTAGTAGGGCCACAGTCGATATCTACCCACAGTGCTCGGAAGTAGGTTGCGTTCTCATGCGTACGGTTATTTAGTGGGCCGAACTTGGCACAGCCAAAATACGCATCAATCTTTCGCTCATTAAAGTTCTTCGTATACGCATCAAGCTCTTCTCTTGTATCTACAAGGTGCTGGTCGGGATACCGTCCAATACCTATGACGCAGAACCGTCCCTCCGGTGGGAGTACGGTGTCCAACAGGTCGAAGGTGGACATGGTTAGTGCAGGTTATGGCGGCGCTTGATGGTGTGTATGTATGTTTCGATCTTCTTATTCAGCGTGGACTTGGGGGCCGAGACCCCCTTGAACCAATTGTAGATAGCCATTCGGCTTACACCGAACACATCAGCCACCTCAGATACGCTTATGCCGACCTTGATACATACACGCCCCAAGGCCACACCCAAAGACCTAGCACTAGCCTCTTTATTGGCGGTGACTAAGCTCTGGCTGTAGCCGTAGGTCATGCGTTACTCCTCATCACTCCATGCCTTAACTACAGAGTCAAGGTCTTTCCGCACAGTCGGCTTCGGCTCAACTTTCTTCTCACGCTTGATTGGCTCTTCAATCGGGTCTTCCACCTTAGCTGCAGCAGCCTTAGGAGTCGGTGCTTCCAACTTAGCCTGCCTACCTGACGTATCAGCTTGGTACGGAGTCATCACAACCATCTTCTGAACTTCAGGCGTAGTAGCTACCTTGCTAGTCACTGCGTACTCAGCCTTGTTGATGAAGCGAGTCGGCGTGAACAGCACCGATTGGTTGTCGTTGTTCTCGTTGAAGCTAAGCTGCGTCATCACATAGTCCAAGCTCTTGCCGTTGTTTGCCAAGTACTTGGTGTAGCTCTCAAAGGGGTGCGTGTTATCGCCGACGCTATCACCAAACAAAGACTTGGACGCCAAGTTCATTTGATATACCTCGCCTTCCAGAGAAGTACCAAAGTCTTCCTCCAACGCCACAGCAATACGGCGACTGTAGCGGCAAGCCTTAGAGCTACCCATGCCCGACCCCTTGATGTTCTGGGAACAGGAGTCGCAACGCTCGGACTGAGGATTATCTGCACCCTTGTCAGGTACACGCCCATCGTTGGAGAAGCAGTCTGGTGCAGTCGGCTCGGCGTCGGGAGTCCAAGCCTTCGTGTAGAAGATGCGGCCTACATGGGGGGAAGCATTGACAATGATGGCGTTCATAAGCCCACCCTTGATCTTGCCCATCTCCTCACCGCCGACTACCTTGCGGAAGATACCGTTCTTTGGAACGATGCGTTTAACACCGGGACGGCCAGCGAGGGACTTCGTAAGGTCACTGACTCCTGCGGTCTGCAGGAAGTCGGGAAGGTCTTGGTCGAGAAGTGTAATGTTGCTCATTTGGTTTCCCCTTGAATGAAGGTATATATTTCGGCTGCTACTTGGATCAAGTCAAGCTCATTCTCAAGATGTTCGTTGAGGTAATTCATTGCTAGTTCCATAGCTTTAATTCGCATTATCTGATCTGCACTTAAATCAAGTGTGATGTTGTTCATTTCATTTTTCCTTAGAACGTCTAACTACCACGGTATATTCGCTATCTACGTTCAAGCCCATAGGTAGCAGGTTGGGATTCTCAGAAAGAAACTCCTTCATGTGTGTCTGATGAAGTCTCCGTTCTAACAAGGCAAATGCACTGTGCTCCTCTATGAAGTTGTACATTGAATCCCAATCATTCGTCCAGTACCGTGACTTTACTGAGCGAATGATAGTGCCGTAGGGGGTACGAATGCTATCGGCGTTCATAGCCTTGCATACGTCAAGCATTTGATCCTCAATGATCTGCATCTGCTCTTCTAGTTCTTTGTCGCACGCTTCGTACTTGCGCCGTACGTCGGCTCTGCTATCCCGTATCTTTATGTAGATACCAGTCAGCTTGTCAAGTGGTACAGAGGGTTGTTCCCCCTGAACATCGTCGTCCATATGTGTGCTCCTTGTTGGTAGGGGTCTACTGTAACACAACTCTTTACATTGTCAAGAGTCTTCAGCAGATATTTCTTGGCGGTATAGGTCGATGACCTTTTGGTGGTTGTCTATGTTGCCACGTAGCATGGCGTACATTTTTGCTTCGATTGGACTGCCGTCGATATGCACAACGGTCATGTTGTTCACCTGTCCCGGTCTGTCTATGCGAGCATTGGCTTGCAGGTATGTCTCCACACTTGTACATGGAGCGTACCAGATCACCGTGTTCGCCGCAGTCAGGGTTAACCCGTGGGATGCAGCTTTCGGTTGGATGATGAGCACCTTTGGTTCCGGTTGCTCTTGGAACCGCTTGACAATATCGGAACGCTTGTTGACGGAGACTGCGCCGTTTATCACCGCAGAGGTTATGCCGTTCTTTGTCAGGTGCTTCTCTAGTAGCTCAATGGTGTGAGTGAACGGGACAAACACCAGCACCTTGTGACTAGACTCTTCGATGACCTCCTGCACCACGTTCAGTCGGTTGCTTACATCGAACTCAATGACCTCATGACTATCGGTGTAGACTGCGCCGCCAGAAATCTGTAGCAACTTGGTTATTTTTGCGGCGGCATTGATCGCTGATATGTCTTCACCCGCAGCCTCTACTAGCATCTGCTTCTTCAGCATGTTGTAGTACTTCCTCTGCTGTGGAGTAAGCGGAGCATCCCTGCTAACAAATGTTACCGGAGGTAGGTCTAGGCATTGGGCCTTCTCAAACCGGATCGCTGGCTGCAGTGCTTTGTGTACGATGTTCTGTGCAGTCGGCTTAGGAACCCAACGAAACGTACTCATCTTGTTCATCACCGTGTCCCTGAACTGCCCAAAGAACGGAGACACACCAGTCGGGTTGATTAGCTTTGCCAGTCCGTAAGCATCCACAGGTGACTGTGCAGCAGGCGTACCCGTCAACATCCACAGCCCCTTGATCGACTTCATCAAGTCCCGCAGGTCGCGCCAACGGTTAGTCTGTGCGTTCTTATACGCCGATGCCTCGTCTACAACGATCAGATCGAACCCACCGTTGATAACCTCCTTCTTGACGATGCCGACACCATCGAAGTTAATTACGACGAACTCGGCATTGCCCTGAATGATCTGCTTACGTTTACTAGCGGCTCCATAGGCGATTGCAACCGTACGGTGGATAGCAAACTTGAACAGATCGTTCTGCCATGCCGACTTCATAATCGACAAGGGGCAGATCACTAATACTCGGTTTACTAACTTGCGCTGCATGAGGTAATCGACTGCCCAGATTACTGATGCTGTCTTACCTGTACCCTGCTCGTTGAAGCAGAATGCCTTGCGGTTTAGGGCTAGAAACTCTGACGTTATTTTCTGATGATCGAACGGTGTGAACCCCGGAGGACGGGGCCACTCATACTCTGATAGGTTCATTTTTTCTTTCGTTCTTTGGTACTGGTCTCTGATACCACTTTGTGGTTAGACCCCCGCTTGAATGAACGGTTGACCGATGCGCTCTCCAGCTTCGTACCGTCAGCGTTGGAACCGCCCTTAGACAAAGCTACACGATGGGCAACGTCTTTGCCTTCCCGTACATCTGCTTCGCCATTCTTGTTCTGGTCTGGGTTCTTGTTGTCTATAGCTTCCCTAGCGCGTTGGCGTTCCAGCCGACTGCGGCCTTCACCACGGGCAAGTTGCTGGTCATATTCCTTTTTGTACGGCCTAGGCTTATTAACGTACGGCATAATTACTCCTTAAGTTTTTCTGTGTTAAAAATCCACTCGCGCTCATCACAGCCGCTTATGGACTTGACCTTGTTGCCTGTCAATACTATATAGCCCATCCTTTGCAGTTCTATCATCCTACGAGCTACTGCATTACCATCACTGCGTCCGTTCATGTTGGTAATTCGGGCTATCCCGTCCTTCCCCAATGGGCCATAGTTCTTCAGGCAGTTGACTATAAGCCCATAATGGATATGGGAGAACTTGCTAGAGGCTTCAGCCGCTGCATGGCTAGTATCCGGGTCGCTGTTTCTTGCAAGGGGAGAAGGGGAATGACTGTAATCGTTCATGTTTAGCTCCTGTTGTACTCGCATTGTTTGACTGCACAGAACTTGCACAGCGGCCCTGCGATAGGGTTCCAGACTCCATTTTCTAACGCTGCTTCGATTCGCGCAACATCTTGAGCAGGTTTCTGCACGTACTTGGGGAGCATCTCGGCATGGTGCTCAGCCTTAACAAACTCCTTGCTCACGGTGAAGAGCAGCGCCGACTTGATGCGCTTGATGCTGGGGAACTTGGCAAACAACCCCGCCGCTACCAGATCAAGCTGCTTTATGTCGGCGTACCGTGCGCTCTTGCTCGTCTTGTAGTCTATAGAGTACGCCAGCTTCTTGTCTTCGTTCAGCACAACCAAGTCGGCAATGCCGTGCCACCATACATCCGGGGCGTGGAACTCACAGCTTTGCAGGTCTTTAGTTAGCCCTAGCTTTACCTCACAATACTTGTCGCCGGGGATCGCCTTTAAGTTGTCTAGGGTAGCTTGCATATAAGCAAACTGAGGCGGCACGGATATACCATCCCTGATATATTCCTCGGCTACCGTATGCGCGGACTTGCCATACAGCGTTGCCTGTGTATCTGACTCAACAATGTCCTTAGCTATCTTAGTATGGTAATACTTCTTCGGGCATTGCTGAAATGTTTTTAGGCTGCTAAATGACCAGACGATACTCATAGTTTTTCCAACTCTTTTATACGTTCCGATTCTTTCAGGAGCCTAATTGCTTTAGCTTCAATCTGCCGTATTCGTTCTTTTGTTAAATCAAATACTGTTGCAACCTCCTCCAGCGTCAGTGGTTCACCACCACCAATTCCATACCGCATCTCTAAAACTTTCTTGTTGCGGGGAGTCATTGTTTCCAGTACCTCGGCCACTTTCTCTTCCTTCTCCCGATCAAACACCAGCTTCAACGCTTCATCCGAACTAAGTTGCAGTTCTTCCTTGCCAACATTGCGGAAGGATGTATTGTGTTTCAACGCCATTGTTAGCTGCTCTGCCGTCCACAACTCGGTGGGCAACATGCAGAGTTCTGCCATCAACTGACTGGCTATGCTGGAGAAGGAGCCGCACCGCATTATTGGTGGAGTTTTTAAGGCAATAAGCGCGGTGACCCCGCTTGCGGATATGTCTTTATCCCTACAGAATCTTTGTATGCTGGTGTAACCCGCCTTCTCTATGGCGCTCATGATAAGGTTGTTGCGTACTGAAATCTTGATGCGGTATTCGTTCATAACAGTGCATCCCCTACACGGCGCTTAATAGCTTCCTTATGCATCTTCTCCAACAGCCTTGGGTCTACGCGCTGGAACGGGTCGGTGAAGGTTAGTATCTTCTTTACTTCCCTTCGTATCCGTTGGGGTTTGGTAGGGGTTATGGGTTTTTGCATGGTGTTGCTCCTTAATTACTTCGTTGAGTGTTGTCCGTAGCCACTTGCTACCACCCAACCGCAGGAACATAACGTGCTGCTCCTCGGTCAGTCTGGCGCTCATGTCCGGGGCGATGTATCGTGCGCGGCCCCCGGTCAGTTCGCTTTTGGGGCGTGGCATATACCATGTGCCTCTTCTATTAGCCTAACATACATCGTCATCCAGCTACCCCACCGTTTGTTTATCTCAACCTGCGTCAGGGGTGTTAATGGAATCCAATGTTCCAGCACATGGTTTATGCGGCGATCTAACTCGTCAAATGCTTCGTCTTCTTCAGTCATTCTTCAACTCCGAAATGTTGTTTAATCTTATCCACATAAATGCTTGCGGGTTCACGGTGATCCACAGCATCGGAAACAATACTTACACATTCATGCACAATTAACTCGGCAAACTTCTCAAACTCGTCCGCGTCCATTCCACATTTACCGGAATACCAGCGTTGTCCGTATACGCTATCTTCAATAAATGCAAACCCAGCGGTTCTGCCAATTTCCTTTATTCGTTCATTCATGTGTTCTCTCCTTCAACATGTTGTGTAGTTTCTCCTCGATGGGTGTATCAAGCCCCCCGCCAGTCCATGCGTCCCACATCCCCAGCCTCTTCTGGTTGATGGTCAAGTCACCATCCGGGCTATGCCTCAGCAACAGTCCCATGTCCGCGCAGCTTGCTGTGAATCTCTTAGGTTCTTCCTGCGCGGGGCAGATCGTGTATGTGTACGGTAACTTAGCCATGATTCTTCTCCTTTAATTTGGCTTCAACAGCTTTGGCAAAGCGATACATTTCGCGGGTTTCTTGGTAACCTTGTGTGCTGTGAATTTCTTCATCCGTCAGCCCTACCCATTCACGCTGTGGTGGGGTGGTGTCATGCGATGTCTGGTCAAGCATCACAGTACGAGCTAACGCTTCACACGTGGGGCATGGTTTGGTCATCTTAAATCTCCAACATATCAAGTTTCATGTGTTCTTCTCCTTCAGTTTGTCCTGAATCTGATCCATTAACTTCCGGGTGTATCCCTTTACAGGCGTGTCACCCCATGACCCTACGATTTCTTTTATCTCGTCGTCGGTTAGGTTTACCCATTCACGCTCAAGGTATTTACGCAGTTCGTCAATTTCCTCATGTAAACGCTGTTGAATCATTGAGTTGCTAATCATCCCATCTTGATGGTCGGGGTGTTCATTACAGCGTTCGCTAAACTCTTTTATGTCTTGGTATTTCATGTGTTCTTCTCCTTCAATAGGGCTTCGATGTGATTCACAAACTCAATATCATCTGCGTATGCAAAATCTTGTAACCCCAATATCTCTTCTGTTGTCAGCCCTACCCATTTGCGGTACGGTACATCCATAAAGGCAACATACTGCGGCTCAGGCTGTGCCAATGCTTCTTTTATAGCGGCGATGACATCCGGCCTGTTCCCCCAATGGTTTTCTCCTAGCTGCTCTAAAAATTCCAGCGCCTGTCTCAATGCCTTGTCTTTCATCTCACCCCCCAGAAATAACCCGACAGAAAGCCAACGGCGAACACGACAAAGAACACGCCGAGGATAGCCAGCCCTGTCCTGACCACGCCCACCATGGTGTCGGCGTACCCATGCTCAAACCCAATGGGGAAGTTGTCCTTCTTCAAGTACTCATAGTCCCAATTAGTCATACGCTGTCCCCCTTGCTCTGTACATCCAGATGATCCATCGCCCCCGGCCTTGCTGGTGTGGCCCAGTCGGTTCTGTACACCTGCTTGTCTCTGAGGTGATTGAAGGTAACAGGAGGGGCTTCTCCCTCAAGCCGCACCCTTGGCACGAATGTTCCCCTGAACAGGGTAGTCATGCTCTTCTGACTCAACTTAATTGCGCTCATCTTCTTTCTCCTTCATGTGCTTGAGTGAGTTCAACATAATTTTTGTCTCCACTAACGCTTTGTAAGTATGCTCAATCGCCTCGTCAATCCGACTCTCAATCGTTGCGTTGTGTGCATCCTTCAATGCTTTCTCAGCCATCATGCATGGGTATGCATAATCAACAATCACCGTAGCTTTGTCCATATCCTGCCTCGCAATTTAGGGGTAATTCCAGCGCCCACTTGGGCCGCAGTCTCATACATAGCTCAACGTATTCCTTAGCGTGTTCAACTTCTGCATCGGGCATCACGCAAGCTACAGCGTCATGTACCGTCATAACTACACGGTATTTTTTGGCAATCAAAAGCATCTGTTCGCCAATGATTATTCGGGCAAGAGCTTGGCATACATTCTCAATGACCTTGCCACCGTAGATTCGGTTCGCCAATGTCTGTTTGCCACGCCTTGTATCGTAGACCACCTCAGTCTGGCCTTCTTCGTTGTCTTGTAGGCGTAGGTTGGGGTAGCGTAGGTACAAGCCATTAGGTAAACGTATCCCGCCGACACCTTCGACTTTCAGCAACTCACTGCGCCCCAATGTTGTGTGCTGCTCCTGTAGCATAGCTTTGAGGGCTACCCCCGCAGACTTCCATAGCTCTACGATCTTGGGGTATGTGGCGCGATACGTGTCTATGATGCGCTTAGCTTCCTCAAGCGGGACTTCTACAGCAAAGGTCTTAAGCTGCAACTTAAACTTCGCCGCCCCCATGCCGTATCCTGCACCGAGAATCGTTGTCTTCCCTACAAATCGCTCAGCCTTGGTAATGTCAGCTTCGGGCTTGTTATAGATAGCCGACGCCATTATTTTGTACACATCCTCCCCACGTTCAAACGCATCCACTAAGTCATCCTGCCCTGCTAACCATGCCAGCGTACGCGCTTCAATTTGTGATGAGTCCGAGTCCAGCACCTTGTAACCGTCCGGCGCAATGATGCAGCTTTTAAGCACCGAGTTGCGTGGTAGGTTCTGCAGGTTCAGCTTGTCGTCACCGCCCCAGCGCCCTGTGTGTGCAGCGTAGTAGCGTAGGGGTACGGGTAAAGCTCCGCGTGACGCAATGCCAATGAACCTCTCTGTGCGGGTCTCTTCGATGGTGGACTTAGTGCCAAGCCTAGCAGCTACTAGAGCTTGTACATCATGTTCAGGGTGCTCAAGCAACGCCTTGAACGCCTCGTCTGTCTTAGAGAAGGCGTAGGTCTGCTTACCGTTAGCGGGACTGACCTTCATTGGTGGCTCAACGCCTAGGTTACGGAGCAAGTCGGCGAGCTTGTTATTGCTCATCAAGTCATCCTTGCTGTACGCCCCTAGTGCTTGCTCCTTGCGCTTTTGCACCTCCTCCAAGTAGCTCTTCAACAGGATCATGTCCAACTGTAGTACTGGCTCGGTGAACATACGCACCGTAATGTCTATCAGGCGCAACTCAATCGGTGGGAAGTCCTTAGCCATTGCATTGAACAACGCATAGGTGATAGCCACATCGTTCTTGCAGTACTCACCGTAGCGGCTTATGTGCTCGGGGCTAAAGTCCACCCGATGTAGCCCCATAGCGTTCTCAACCTCGGAACCTTTTTCCCCTACGTTGTAATGTGCAGCCAGAACCTTCAGGCTCCCGCCAACTTCCGTACCGTGTAGAGCGCGTCCCATCGACAATGTATCCAGCCAACCTTTAGGGCTAAGGCCGAATACCCAGTGCAGTATGGCTCCGTCGAACATCGCATTGTGTGCAAGGGCTAGGGAATTCCCCCAGTCGAACTGAGCAAGGAACTGGTGCAAGGTTGCAGCGTCCCCGCTACACCACACAGGCTCAGCGTCATTGACCTGCACCGATACGCCTATGGTCTCAAACTGTGGGCTGCGTATGTACTCCTCTGTCGTAACTTTTGTTAGGCTAAACTCCCGCGAGTAGTAAGTCTCAAAATCCAGCGTAAGTATGTTCATAGGGAGCGTAGGTCAGAGACCAAGTTGTCTAGGTCGGTCTCGTTTATGACCACGGCTACGCCACCCGCCGCTGTTATCTGGTTCATGTTCTTGATCTGCAATGCAGTCGGCACACCCTTGCCAGCCTTAGCTTCAATGGCGAAGAACTTACCCCGCACACAGCACAGGAAGTCAGGCACACCGCTGTTCCCATAGCCTGTACCCATAGGCATTGTGTAGTAGATGTTGTGGGCCTTGAGGATCGCCTTGATCTTGTCCTTGACCTTACCTTCAGGAGTCGTTGCCATCTGATACCTCAAAAATTGTTCAAGCTCCGATCTTACCACATCACTTTACTTTGTCAATAGCCAGACGTAAAAAAGCCACCCGAAGGTGGCTAGGTACTTACCCTGATCTATAACAATTGTTATAGGCCGACGGTGATCCGCATGATTTCACGATCAAGATACCAGCGAGCTTTCTGCAAATCCTCCAGCCTGCTGCCTTTGTGCTCTGCTCTGGTTACGTACTTAACCACATTACCCAAGTGGTAGCACAGCTTCTTAGCCTCAATGAAGTCGATGGTCTCGGCTCCCCCTGCTGTGTAATGGGCTGGGTTGTTTACCGGATCGCTGGTAGGCTCGTGTAGCATCACTTCTTTGATCGCCTCTTTGCGCTCAATAGAGTCAGGGAGAACAAAGATACGCTTCAGCACGGACTTGCCATCCCAGACTTTCCCAGCTTCTTTGGTAGCTGCCTTGCGCTTGTCGTAGCTACGCATCTGATATATCTTTTTTACGGATACCTCAAACAGTTTTGCTATGCTGCTGCTAGGGCTATTAGGGTGCGAGGCTATGTACCTGCGGATTCTACGGCTCGCTGCTGTTTGCTTGCTAATCATGTTTAACTCCAGTTTGTTGATTGACATACTCAGTAAGAATCTCACGCATTTTGGCTTGCTTCGTATACGGAAAGTTGGTGTTGAAGTACGCCATCACCCCTTTCGATAACCGCATGCTCGTATTAAAGAGGGTCGGCTTCTTACCAGCGCCTCGCCCCTTCCGTTTAACCTCAGGTTTCAAGAACTCAATACCTGTAGTCATCTACCCCTCCAACTCTTTAAATATGGTGCTGATGATACTCTGTACTTTAGCTACAGTAGTGTTGTCCTCCTCGTGAAACGCATCCAACACTCTACGCACATCGACTAGGGCTACGTACATTTCTGTACCCTTCATCGCGTGCTTCAGTTTGTGCTCATCCTCTGGGTAGCTGAACTCTAGTACCGCTTTCATTTGGTTACCCTCACTACCTGCTCGGCTAGTAGCCACTTCTTCTTAGACCCCGTTTGCAGGAACCTAATCGACACGACCCATGCCCTCATGTTGTGACGGTTGACTCGGCGAGGTGACAGCGGGTTGCTGAAATGCTGCCGTACTCTTACTAACATGTTCGTTTTCATACCATCTCCATAACATATGTTATCAATCCATCAACAAAACAAACACTTCGTTGCTCACCCGACAACCTACATCGGCTACATAGTGCTCATCTCCTACCAGCTTCAGCATACCTAGCTTCATACGCATAGCTTCCGGTAGTGTGGTGTCATCGTAGTTGTTCAACTGATCCCCCTGCTTCACAATGTACGATCCCCCATCCCGTATTACTAGCGCGGTAATCTCCTTGTCGTAGTTCTCCTGCACCTTCCTTATCGTCACCATGTCAGCTTGGTAAGTGACGATCTCCTCCATAATCTTCTTCAGATTGTCCCGTGTACTCGGCACTTCCTCCTTCTCTAGATACTCAAGGAAGAACTTATACCCTGCGCCTTTAATGAACGCAGTCGTTGCGCCCTCAATCAAGTTCTCCCTTTTGTTGATTTCTCGTTCACGCTGCCATACACCGCGAGTTAGTGCCTTCTCTGCAAGGTCTTCGGATGTCTTCACGCGCTCGTTGACGTTCTTCTTGGAGAACATCTTCTTCGCCATGAGTATGGCTTTGTCAGCATCCATAGTGCGGTAGACACGGGAGCGTGCACGCGCTTTATCTATACGCTCATTGCCCACAGCGATAACATCGTCCCTTCCCCTACAGCTTTGTTCAATAGTGCCTATCTCTTCCCCTTCGTGGTAGACCACGAAATCACAGGCTAGGGGGTGTACTCCATGTCCCGTTGACATGTGTCTAGTTCTTACAGCTACCAATCTCCACAGCGGATACAGGGTAGCCAGTCGGCTGATGACAGGGGCAAGGAGGGGGTGTACTCCAGCTACCGCCCCTTTGAGGTTGTCCGTCATATCTGGGCTAAGCTCGACATTGTTCATCGCTAATATCTGTGCGCTCATTTCGCTACTCCTATAACAATTGTTATTACCACTCAAACTTCTGCAGGATCGCATCGACCTTGGACTTCAACGCACCACGCGAGCCTGAGTCTTCCTTAATCTCTTCAATGTCTGCGCCTACCATAGCAAGCTCAACCTGCCGACGCGCTTCCTCCAGCTTCGGGTCATTGGTCACATTGAGCTTCGTTAGCAACTCGCACAACTCCAGCGGGTTACTAATCAGGGAGTCGTGATACCGCTTCTTCACATCGTCCCCGGTATCCTCCAGCTTCTTCGACATAGCTAACAGAACTTCATGCAGGCGCTCCCAAGGCTCACGCATGGCATCCTGCAGCTTCTTGTCCTGCTGCTTGGTAAACTCGTCCTTCATGTCCGTCAAGTCCTGCGCTGGTATGTCCAGTCGGAAGTCCCCTGCCTCAGGCACAGGTTTCACCGTGCGACGGAACCCGAACTTGCTACGCACCTCTTCCAACTCAGGGTAGTCTTCAGCCTTGTACAGCCCCTTCAATGCTAGAGGTGCTTCAGCAACCAGTCGCGGGTACTCGTTGAAGAAGTTGTCGCACATGAACTCAAAGGTCTGCTCGTAGTTATTCATCGTGGTCTTGTAGTCCATGAACAACTTAGTCGGCAGCATGCGCTCACCCTTGTCTGCCCATGCCAGCGTATGCTGATTGTGATAAAGGCGAACCCGTGCTGCGAACTTTTCTATGTCCTTACGCAGGGATGTACCCGCAAACAAGTTCTTCTTCGTCTGGGATGCACCGTGCACCGCCCCGGCGTCTGCGTTCACCTTGTCCGTAACCTCACGATCAATTTTCGATGCAGGCCACACGCTGATGTTCAACTCGACTAATACTGCTGATGCGCTAATACTCATTTCAATACTCCTTGGTTAATTAAGACTGAACTGCTGGCCTACCCGCCAGCTTTGCCATTTGATACAACCCATCACTTACTATCCGCATTGGATAACATTTGGTATTCACATACACATGGTAAGTGTGGTCTTCATCATCCTTCCGTTGCTCCTTCGGAATGTACTTCTCCTCCCATACCTCAGCCGACTGCATAATCTCTGCTAGCTGCAGCGCCTTCTCGTTGGTCAATACCAACTTGTTCCAACCAATATCTACTACTAACATCTCATCTCCTTCAATAACATTTGTTATAGGTGGCTTAGTCCTTGACATGAATCGTTTTGCCATTCGGTGCAATAACATCGCTTCCTCCTACTATGGCCCACAGTACAGGCGCAGTCCAGTCGCTACCCCAATCCCCGCCCACTTCACCGTCGGTAATCATGATGACGCACTCAGGCTGAATGTTCTTCTCCTTCAGGTACGCAGATACACAGCTTGGTGATGTACCGCCCCCGCCTCGCGGCTTGGTGCTGTTGATGATGTTGGACACATCGTTCGTACCGTACTCTTCATGCGCGGCTACTCGGCTATCCCAATAGAGTAGGTCTACCTTCTCAGGCTTAACTTCCTCGGCTATGCCCTTCACTTCGGACAGTATCCCTCCCAGCGCATTGAACACCGAACCCGATGTATCCGCACCTACGACTAGGTGTCCTACTCTCTCACCGATCAGGCTTGGCATGTAGATACCCTGAGACAAGTAACGCCTGTTGATCCTGCGCCATGACGATGCATCCTTAGCACTACAAGTAGACTTGACGAACTCACGCAAGGCTTCGCGCCAATCCACCTTGGACTCAAGCAAATCCAAAATGTCCTTGTCCACATCACCTGCACCACTTCCCGCAAGTTTCTTCTGGTTCATCACGCCTTCACGCAGGGCTTGGTCTATGTCCTTGGCAAGCTGCTCCTTCTCTGGCTCCGACATCTCCTTAGCACCCTCCCAGTCATGCTCGTCGAACCCTTGGCTCCCGCCACCATTACCATCACCATCTCCACCATTACCGTCGCCCTTACCCTTCTTCTCATCCTTCAGTATGTCGAACACTTGTTTGGCCGACATACCACGAAACCTCTCATCAATCAAGCCCATAGGCTTGCCTCGCATAGCCCCATCCCTAATTAGCGGCATGGATATGTGCTTCTCATAAAAGTCTATGTCCTTGAGCTTCAGGTTAATCACGTAGTCGCAAGCCTTGTTAGCAAGGTCGCTGTCCTCGTCGTAGAGTTTCTTCCATGTAGTCAGGTGACGAAACGCCTTGTGCATACTCTCATGCAGCACCACAAAGTTCAACTCGGTCTCTCGTAGCTCAGCCACGAACTTGCGTCCATACGCCTCGTCGCGTCCGTTGGTACACGCAGTCGGCACGGTATCGGATACCGTCGTACGACCAACCATCATGATCCCTGACCACAGCGCGAACTTACCCTCGCGCATCAGGTTGATCTTCGCTTTCTGTAGCTTGCGTTCTTCTAACATTTGTTATGCTCCTTCGGTTGTAGTTACAAGATGTCTTGGTTCTTCGCTACCCATGCTGCAAAAGCCGCACAGCTAAACGCTATGTTCTGCTTCGCAGTATTCTTAGCTATGTTCACCGCGAACACAGCTTGCCACTCGGCGTCGAACCTCTCCAGATACTCCATGAACGGTGTCATGGTCTGCTTGTCCACCCGTGCTATAGCACCAAACACTACGATGGCACACGCACCCGGACTGTTAGGCACAGCCACATGCTTAGGGTCTTTTATCATCGCCTCCCATGTCGGTAGCTGGTCGGCGAACTGTATGTAGGCTTGCATATCCCTAGCACCGGATTCCCCGATAGCCCCAGTCAGCGCAGCAATCACCGAGTCCGGGTCGTTCTGGTGTCGTGTCCGCACGATGTTGCTCGCGGTCTCTAGTGACCTTGGGGATACGAACGCACCCTGAGTCTTCCTCGGGTTGTAGATGTAGGCGTTGTCCCCCTGCGCCGGGTCGGTGTAGCTTGCAAGTACATGGGGGAATCGACTCACCCATGCAATCACCTCTGCCTCTATGCCCTTACCCATAGCCCAGTTCATCCACTGCTCAGCATCAGGCTTAGCCACCGTCAGCGGAACCAATCGGTTGCGGCTATGCGCCTTGAGGGAGTCACCTACCCCATCGCTGGACAGGTTACCCGTCAGGAACACGATGGTCTGCCTAGGCCCATCCTTGGGTAGTGTGATGTCGCCGAGTCGAGCGTTAGCCTTCTCAAACATGGGGTGCAGCATGTTCTTCACCGGATCAGCACCCTTGGTGAACTCGTCGAGCATAATGAGCAGCGGCTTGCCAAGGTGAATCTTGAACCTAGCGTTAGGGTAGTACCTAGTAGTCTTGGTGTCATGGTCGATCACCGGCATGGCAATGTCGCCAAGGTCAAGGTTAGGTACATCTATGTACGCATACTCATACCCGAGCCTGTCGGCAATCTGTTCCAGCAGACTGGACTTGCCAATCCCCGGCTCACCCTGCAGCAGGAACCTAGTCTCCGGGTTGGTTGCTATCAGGTTCGCAGCCTGAGCTAGGGTTACTGTCTTACCAAAATTTACTTCAGCCATTTTCTAATCCTCTGATGTTGAACTTCTAACAAATGTTATTGGTCGGGACTGACCAGATAACGCTGGACGCACTTCTGCTCTCCAGTATATATTATACCACAAAGTGATATGTATGTCAAGTGTTTTCGCTTACGCATCGGTTCAAATACTTACCCTTAATCGGTAGGCTTTGATCTTCTTGTGGCTGTTGTGCTTGAGCCAGTACCTCAGCTTCGCAGCTTCAATATCCTTGGCATCGAACACCTCAGTCATCCACTCGTTGAACCTCGGTGACCACCCAGTAACAAAGTATTTTGCTAATGTAGCCATTGTTATGTTCTCCATACGAATATGTCGCTTAGTACTACAGCTACTGCAATAAGCGCAATGATGTAGAACGCCCATCCCTCGGTCTCTTCGTTCATGCTTCGCTCTCCTTGGTCATGTAACAGACTGCGAACACAGCTTCCTCGGTCACCTCAACACCTGCATCTGCATCTGCTAGCTTATAGGCTTCGCACACAGGGCACTTGTCTTGGTGGTTGCTGCACCGTTCGCCCCAGACTTGCTCCATCGTCGGCTTCTCCATCTCAGTTCTCCTTGGTTGTGTAACATTTGTTATCAGCACACACAGAGTCTCCTCTATGTCCTCAGGGTCTTGCCCCATGTTCTCCATATACCGACGCAGGTCGGTCTCGGTCATCTCAGTTAGCATCTAGTCCTCCATTATCAAAGTAGTAACAAGGCCGACGCTGCACACAGGCAGCAGCATCCAGTACATCCACATGCCGACGGGGATTAACTCTTTTATGCAGATTGTGCCTACTGCGGTGTACATAATGATTGCTCCGAAACGATACAGGCTCATGTAAGTTCTCCTAAGTTGTTCATGTGGTCATCAAGCACGGCAATGCATTCGAAATAATCGCTGTCCTTTTCAAGCTGGTCGGCATCGTGGTCTTGGACAAAGAAGCTGCGGCCATTGGTTCTGTTGGTTACTTCGTAGGCCCAACCGTTACCGTGGCTGCGTATGTTGTACTTTCCGCACTCTGTGGTGAATTCATTGGTTACCATTGTGTGCTCCTAGGTTCTGAGTTCTTTGGGATTGGTTTGACGCAGGGTCTGTTTGGCTGCATCAGCGGTGACAAATTGGTAGTTGCCCTTGGTGTACTCTTGTATCACCGTCCAGCTTTCCCGTTCCATTTGTGCGTACTGTTCCCCACAGAATAGGCACAGTCGGTAACCTAGGCTCCATCGGCCTAGGTCGATTTCATCTTCGCAGTCTCGGCAGTTCATAGTTGCTCGCTTTCTGTAACATTTGTTATTTCGGGCCGTTTGGCGTGTTGAGTCGGTTTTCTCTAGCGCCAGACTTAATTATACCACAAAGTGCTATGTAAGTCAAGTGTTTTCGGGCACGAGTCGGGCAAAGTGGAGGGAGGGGAAAAGGGTCGAGATGTTACGGAATTGCGTTACGTTTGGGGGGGTCAAAAAGTGGCAATGTTACGCATCGGTGAGTGGAAACGTAACACCGCAAGTCCTTGATTCTAAAGGAGAAAAAGTGAAAAAACGGTGTATTGTTATAATGTTATTAAGTTATCTATATATATATAAAGGGGGGAAAAAATTGGTGCGTGGTACGAAATGCGGCTGCTGCCTTTCTTGCACTTTACAAAGCGACCTCCCTCTTTCTAAAAAAAACGTAACATATAACATTGCTTTAAAATCAACGACTTACAGAATATGTAACGTAACAAAGCCGTTTTTCCGTAACATAACACGTAACATTTGTTATCAAGCCCTACCGCCGCACAGAGAACTGGTGCAAAAGGTAGTGTAACGATTCCGTTGTTTATTCAACACGTTTACGATAAGTTAGTAGCCGCAAACCATCTCCGTTTCGTAACATTAGTTATCCGTAACACGGTGTTATTAAGCCAGCACCAAGTCCTACCGCCGCACAGAGAACTGGTGCAAACCCCAAAAAATTCCGTAACATTAAGAAAACCGGAACTCGTCGCCGATTCATAACATTTGTTATAAAGTACAGACGCAAAAAAGCCTGCACGAAGCAGGCTTAAGGGGAGCAGAGAAGGGCTTAGTATCCCGCAGCCTTCACCTCGTCCTCTGTGGGTACACAGTAGCCGCTAAACTCGTACCCCTTCCAGTTAACATCAACTGGAAACACGTTGGTAATAACCCACTCTCCGTCTACCACGGCGCAGCACGCGCCATATTGTTGTTGTTGTTCGTTCATGATTATTTCTCCAAGAGTTTATTAATGGGGCAGCTTGTGCTGCCCCGATTTACTTACTTGCGACCGAGTTCCCCAAGATCACCGCCATTGTCGGCGTAGATGTCCATCAACGCACTTTTGCTCATGCTCATGCGCGGGTCTTTCCCGTCTTCCTCATTCTTAAGAATCCGGTTTATCATGGTCTTAAGTTCCGCCATGCATTTGGCATCACAATCCATTTCACCGGTTACCGTATTGCCGTTGGGATTGTGTCCCGATGCAGCCTTCACACGTGCCCAGTAGGTCGTGACTGTCGCCGTTGGTTTCCCATCAGCCTTAACGAACTTAGGGTTTTGAACCATAGCCGAGATAAAGTTTTCCCGTTCGATTTTGACGCCACGGGCATCTTTGCCCTCCAATTCATACCACTTGCACAATACCCTGTTCGTGCCAAGTTCGGTGCGGTTGAATGAAACTTCCAAAGCCTTAGCGTAGGCTTGGATCAACTCGCCAGTACCGCCGATACCGGCGACCAGCGCATTACGCGCCTCGATGATTGCCGATACCGCATCGGCGACAGGGGTAGGGGTGATGATGACATTTTCCATTTTGCTTTCCTTCTAACCTTCTAACACTAGTAACCTACTAGTAGGACCAGTCCGTTGAACCGATGTAGCTAATGTAACACAATGTTACGGATATTATGGAATACCGTAAACGATAATAAACTAGGGGATAGACCCCATAACAATTGTTATGCCTACGCTGGACGATACCCCTACACCCCAAAATCCAGAGCAAAGGGAGGTGTCGCCGCATACACACTAATCCGCTCAAACGATGCTGTTTCCCAAAAAAAGGTATCCCCCGAAAAAAAACACCCCCCACCCCCTATATATTTTGTACCACAATGTGTATTCTGTTCCCCACACAAACACCCCCCGGCATAAAAATATTTCGCCCACCCCCTACCCCCTATATAAAATTTCTGTTACATTCGACTGCCCTTCCCGAACTTACCCTCGGTGCATATGATAGAAATACAGCCAACGGCAGAACATAAACTGCCCTTTGATTTGTCCGACGAGCAGCCTGCGACTCACAAGGACGGTATTGCTATAGCCATAAACACGGCTAACCTCATTGAAGAACTTGGCGGTTCAATAGACTTTGATGATGCAGACCTGCACAAAGCTGCGGAACTAATTAACGGAGTAGACAAGTCGAACTCCCCAAAACACGTTACGGTAAGTTCCCAAGCTAAGGCTACTGCGGTACTTGTAAGAGAGTTCGATTTCCAAGCTTTTGTCGATGTACAGCAAGCGCGGAACTACATCACCTCCAAGCTGGTAGCTATATCCGACTGCGGAGACACTAAGCTGGAGCTAAAAGCACTTGAGCTTCTGGGCAAGCACTCAGACGTTGGGCTGTTCACTGAGCGCAGTGAGATTACAGTTCACCACACCACCTCTCAGAGCCTAGAGAACTCCATAAAGGAGCGGATCAAGCGGCTTATGAATACAGAGGTGATAGACATAACCCCGATAGATGACTTAGATGCCCAGTTGGGGCCAGTAGAGCCTGTGTTTAGTTCACCAGCAACTACTGCATGAGCGGTGTATCCCTCAAAGACATTGAGGCGCTTATCGGCACGGGTAAGCTGACCGAGACTGACCTGCGGGTGCTTGAGGCGCAGCTAATTAAGCTGGAGAAGCTCAAAGAACGGGAGCTTTGCCAGAACAAGTTCATTAAGTTTGTGGAACGGGCGTGGCCTGCCTTCATATCGGGTGCACACCACAAGAGGATGGCCGAGGCGTTTGAGCGTGTAGCTAACGGGACATGCAAACGGCTCATAATTAACATGCCGCCTCGCCATACCAAGTCAGAATTTGCGTCCTACCTGCTCCCTGCTTGGTTTCTAGGCAAGTTTCCGCACAAAAAGGTCATCCAAACGTCCCATACTGCAGAGTTAGCGGTGGGTTTTGGCCGAAAAGTACGAAATCTGGTGGATTCTGAGGTCTACCACGACATATTTCCCGAACTTCTGCTCCAAGCGGACTCTAAAGCAGCCGGACGATGGAACACCAGCAAGGGCGGGGACTACTTTGCTATCGGTGTGGGTGGTGCAGTTACGGGTAAGGGTGCTGACGTACTGATTATTGATGACCCACACTCGGAGCAAGAGGCAGCGATGGCTGCAAGCAACCCAGAGGTCTACGACAAGGTGTACGAGTGGTACACATCAGGGCCAAGGCAGCGTCTGCAGCCCGGAGGGTCTATAGTTATAGTGATGACTCGCTGGGCGCAGAGAGATTTGACGGGTCAGGTGCTTAAAGCTGCGGCTGGACGGGGTGGAGAAGAGTGGGAAGTGATCGAATTTCCGGCTATTTTGCCCAGTGGTAACCCGTTATGGCCTCAGTTCTGGACTATAGAGGAGATGCTTGCTCTACGGGAGGAACTGCCTAATAGTAAGTGGCAGGCCCAGTACCAGCAGAATCCAGTCGGTAACGAGTCGGCTATCATCAAACGAGACTGGTGGAAGATATGGGAAGCGGAAAGACCCCCTAAATGTGAGTACATTCTGCAGACTTGGGATACCGCGTTTGAGAAAAACAACAGGGCTGACTACTCTGCGGGTACTACGTGGGGTGTATTTACCAATGAAAACGACAACCACACCTCTAACATTATCCTGCTCAACACCTACAAGAAGCGGGTTGAGTACCCCGACCTGAAGAAGGATGTGCTTAAAGAGTACAACGAGTTTGAGCCAGACGGGATACTGATTGAGAAGAAGGCATCCGGTGCTCCGCTAATCTATGACCTCAGGGCAATGGGTATACCTGTGCAGGAGTACACACCGGGGAAGGGACAAGACAAGGTTGCTCGGTTAAACTCGGTATCGGACATAATTGCCTCTGGGAAGGTATGGGTTCCGCAAACTCGGTGGGCTGAAGAGCTTGTTGATGAGGTTGCTGCGTTTCCCTCTGGAGAGCACGATGACTTGGTTGATGCAACGACACTTGCGTTAATGCGCTTTCGTCAGGGTGGGTTCCTCCGTCTACCAACAGATGAGCCTGAAGAGACTAAATGGTTTAAGGGTCGCCGCTCCGAGCGGTACTACACAGTTTAAGGATACGACATGGCAACGAATATGGACAAAGCTCTGTACCAAGCTCCTATGGGCCTAGATGCTATGGAGGGGCCACCTGTTGAGATAGAGATAGAAGACCCGGAGTCTGTGCATATCGACCTCGGCGATATAGAGATTGACTTGGAAGCGGGAGAAGACACAGAGGATGACTTCGACGCTAACCTAGCTGACTTTATGGATGACTCAGAGCTAAGCAGCTTGGGTTCTGATTTGGTAGAGGAGTTTAGTAAAGACACTGGGGATCGCAAGGACTGGATACAGACGTACGTAGAAGGGCTAAAGCTACTGGGCCTTAAGTACGAGGAGCGCACTGAGCCTTGGAATGGAGCCTGCGGAGTGTTCCACCCGATGCTCACCGAGAGCGTTATTAGGTTCCAGAGCGAAGGGATCATGGAGACTTTCCCCGCTGCGGGGCCAGTCAAGACCCAGATTATTGGTAAAGACACCCCGCAGAAGGAAGAAGCCTCATCCCGTGTTCGTGAGGACATGAATTACCAGCTAACTGAGGTGATGCAGGAGTATCGCCCGGAGCATGAGAAACTGCTGTGGAACCTGCCCCTAGCAGGTAGTGCGTTCAAAAAGGTCTACTACGACCCAAGTTTGGGGCGGCAGGTGGCTATGTTTATACCTGCTGAAGACATAGTTGTGCCTTACGGTGCGAGCAATCTTGAGTCTGCCGAGCGGGTTACGCACGTGATGCGTAAGACTGAGAACGAGATAGTTAAGCTGCAAGAGGCGGGGTTCTACTCCGACGTTGAGTTGGGTGAGCCGACGCATGAGCTAGATGATATTGAGAAGCAGAAAGCGGAAGAGCAGGGGCTGACCGCACTGCAGGATGACAGGTATCGCATACTTGAGATGCACGTGGACTTAGACCTCAAGGGGCATGAGCACACTAACAAGAAGGGTGAGAAGACAGGCATAGCCCTGCCGTACGTTATTACGGTGGAGAAGGCTACGACTAAGGTGCTGGCGATACGGCGCAATTGGTACGAGGGCGATGAGTTACATACGAAGCGGCAGCACTTTGTACATTACCAGTACATCCCCGGCTTTGGGTTCTACGGGTACGGGTTGATCCACTTAATCGGTGGGTATGCTAAGAGTGCCACGATGCTCATCCGTCAGCTAGTAGATGCTGGTACGTTAAGTAACCTCCCCGGTGGTCTGAAGTCTAGGGGCTTGCGGATCAAGGGCGATGACACTCCGATACAGCCGGGGGAGTTCCGGGACGTAGATGTGCCGTCAGGATCAATCCGTGACAATATTCTACCCCTGCCGTACAAGGAGCCAAGCCAAGTTTTGTTTGCTCTGTTCCAGAATATTGTGCAGGAAGGTAGGTCATTCGCCTCTGCTGGGGACATGAAAGTAAGCGACATGAGTGCTAATGCACCCGTGGGTACGACATTAGCTATTCTTGAGCGTACATTGAAGGTGATGGGCGCAGTTCAGGCCCGGATGCACTACTCTATGCGTCAAGAGTTCAGGTTGCTCAAGGCTATCATTGCCGACTATACGCCGGAAGAGTACGACTACGAGCCAGAAGAAGGTAGCCGTAAAGCTAAGAAGTCTGACTACGACATGGTGACGGTCATACCTGTCAGTGATCCTAACGCAGCTACGATGGCGCAGAAGATTGTGCAATATCAAGCAGCACTCCAGTTAGCTCAGACTGCACCGCAGTTGTATAACCTGCCACTGCTCCACCGCCAGATGATTGAGGTGTTGGGCATAAAGAACGCGGCTAAGCTTGTGCCGATTGAGGATGATGCCACGCCGACTAATCCGGTGCAGGAGAACCAGAACGTGCTCACTAGTAAGCCAGTGAAAGCGTTCCTTGAACAGGATCATCAAGCTCATATTGCTGTACACACATCTATGCTGCAGAACCCCAAGATCATGGGGTTGGTTGCTAACACACCGATGGGGCAGCAGATTACTGCGGGAATGATGGCTCACGTTAACGAGCACTTGGCCTTTGCTTACAGGCAGGAAGTTGAGAAGAACGTAGGCTTGCTCCTTCCAACCGAAGACCAAGGTAAGAACATGCAGCCAGAGGTGGCGGCACAGGTTGCTCAGTTAGCTGCACAAGCCTCAATGCGTATGACACAGCAGAGCCAAGCGCAAGCTGCCCAGCAGCAAGCGCAACAACAGGCACAAGACCCGATCTTGCAGATGCAGCAGCAAGAACTCCAGCTAAAGATGGAGGAGCTAAAACTTAAAGCCCAGAAGCAACAAGTGGAAGCTGCGTCTAAAGCAGACCAACTGCGGATCGAAGAGTCGCGTATTGCGGCACAAAGAGAAATCGCGGCTATGCAGGTAGGTGCTACCGCTGCCGCTGCAAAGGACAGGCTGGAGAAAAACCAACAGCTTGATGGCGCTCGTCTAGGAGTAGATATCGCCAAACATCGGGCGCAAATGGCTATGCAAACCGCACAGCAACGAGCGCAACAACAGCAACCTAAGAAGGAGAAGAATTGAGTGATTACAAACTGTTAGCGCACGTAGCTAATGAAATAGACAAGCTTCGTCAGGAGCAAAACATTTTCGTCGTGTCAGGTAGAGCAGATAACCAAGCTGAGTACCGTCACGTCTGCGGAATAATCCGAGGTCTCAATTATGCACAAACCATAATTAACGATCTTGTGCAAAAAATGGAGAAAAGTGATGATTGAGTTCGATACCAGTGCGGTAGATTTATCGGGCATCCTAAGTGCCACATCGGATCAGAAAGCCAAACAGCTACCTGACCCTAAGACCTTCCACATACTTTGCGTTGTTCCAGAGGCCACAGAAGAGTATGCAGATAGTAGCGTAGGCATAGTCAAAGCTAGCCAAGCTATGCATTTTGAGGAAGTGCTGACCCCCATACTGTTTGTGGTCAAAGTTGGCCCAGATGCGTATAAGGACGCGACTAGGTTCCCTTCAGGGCCGTCGTGCAAGAGCGGTGATTTTGTCATCGTTCGACCTAATTCAGGCACTCGCTTGAAGATTCATAACCGCGAATTCCGCATCATCAATGATGACTCGGTTGAGGCAGTTGTGGAAGACCCCCGTGGTATCACACGTGCATAAGGAGTAAGTATGGCTGATATGGAAAAAACAGAGTTTGAGTTCCCTGATGAGGTTGAAGCTAAGGGTAAACCCGTAGCAAAAGACACAGAAGAGCTAGATATTGAGGTAATTGACGATACGCCCAAGCAAGATAGGGGGCGAAAACCCGATGCTTCACCCCCGGAAGACCCCACTGAGGAGGAACTTGCGTCCTACGATGAGAAGGTTCAGCACCGACTCAAGAAGTTTACCCGTGGATATCATGACGAGCGTAGGGCCAAGGAAGAAGCTTTGCGGGAGCGGGAAGCAGCAGAATCCCTAGCTAAGAACCTCTGGAACGAGAATCGGATACTCCAGCAGCAGGTAGAACTAGGCTCTAAGGCGTATATTGAGCAGTCCCAGACGGCAGCGGAGCATGCTTTTGACTCTGCCAAGAAGAAATACAAAGAGGCTTATGAGGCTGGAGACCCCGATGCAGTAGTGGAAGCGCAGGCAGAAGTAGCCCGTGCAACGCTAAATATCGACAAGGCCCAGAATATGAGGCCTTTACAAGCGCAAGAAAAGGTGATACAACCGCCCCAACGCGCAAATAAAGTTCCTACAACTGACCGAGATAATGGTTGGATGCAGAAGAATACGTGGTTTGGCACTGATCCTGAGATGACAGCTTCCGCCCTTGGGTTGCATCAAAAGCTGGCTAGGGATCAAGGCAACGATTTTGTAGGGACTAGTGAGTACTACAAAAGAGTAGATGTTACAATGCGTAAACGATTCCCCGAGTACTTCGATGATACCGGGAGCTACGAAGATGATGCACCTTCGCAAAAGGCATCAGAACCGGACGAGGATACGTCTTCGCACCGTGCGACAAAACCGTCTACTGTGGTAGCCCCGGCTTCCCGTAGTACACCGCCTAACCGTATTAGGTTAAAGGCATCTGAAGTGGCGATTGCTCGCAGGCTTGGGGTTCCTCTAGAACTGTACGCTAAACAGGTTGCACAACTTAAAAGAGGTAATTGAAAATGGCTGAATCAAATAGACTGTCACGTGAACTTGATACCCGCGAAAAGGTTGAGCGCCCCAAAAAATGGTCGCCTCCTCAACTGCTGCCAGAGCCAACCCCCGAGGCGGGTTATGGGTTTCGTTGGATTCGATTGAGTACGCTTGGTGTGGCTGACGCCATTAACATATCCTCAAAGTTACGAGAGGGTTGGGAACCTGTGAAGGCATCGGATCATCCTGAAGTGCAATTGATGGGAGGGCAGTCTCTGCGTTTCCCCGATAGCATTGAGATTGGTGGCCTGCTGCTTTGCAAAACACCTG